TTCAGTGAGACCTTTGAGCATGCGTTCTTGTGATCGTTTCATATGTGTAGAATTTAGTAAGGCAAATATAAACAAAATTTTTGAATAAATAAAATAAAATCATAAAATTATGAAAAAACTTTGGGAAAAAATTAAAGCTTTTGCTGTATCAGTATGGGAAAAGGTTAAAAAATGGTTCCTAAATACAGCTTGGCCATGGATCAAAAAGGCATGGTTACAGATTGTGAATGTGTTAGTTGTACTATACGCATATGGAAAACTTGATGACCTTGGTTCTCCCGCAGCTGGATTAGTAGGATTTTGGGGATTTATTTTATTAGCTTACTGGATTTTCTGGAAATTCTTTGGAGCTGATAAAGTTGTTAAAAATTGGTTAAAAGATACATGGTTAGGAAAATTATTTGCTCCTCAACCTGAACCACCTAAAGATCCTTCATTAAATCCACAACCAGAGCCTCCTCTTCAGAAGTAATGCGTGCGCGTTTAGTAAATGAAGCATATAATTTAGGTATTAAAAAATCCTATCAATATCTCCAAGAGGTAATTAAGAGATTAATGCCTCTTGAGAGATATTTTGCATACAAGAATTATCAAGACAGATCAGATAATTTACAAGATTATACATTTGGATTATTTTTTCACGTTAAAACAGATAAAGATTTATCTAAAGAAATCAAAGAGTTACTTACAGGATTTGATGATAATCTCGATCTAGACAATATCCATAGAGAAGAATCTAGATCTCTTCATTATGAACAACATGGACTTTATGATTGGAGAATTCCTAAGAAAAAAAATTATTGGGATTTTGTGAAAGAAAATCCAAAGATGTTGCAAAGCGATGCTGACACAATGACACATGAAGTCGTATTATCTTTAATTGATATGGCCGGCGGCGCAGGATCGATGTTAGCAAATTACAACTATTATAGTTTAAAAGACTTCTTAAATAGCATGAGAGATTTCATGGACAAAAATGAATTTAAAGATTATGTAAAAAGGGTCCATGAAAAATTTCCATATCTTGGTGATAACAAAAGAAAATTCTTAGGAAAAACAAATGAAAGTATACGAAATCCAAACCCAGTTTTACGTCCAAAATCCAAACAAGAGATTGAAAGAGAATTTGGAAATCAATACGCAGGATTTAAAGATGCACGTGAAGGTTTTGAACCATTTGTAATCAAAGCCTGGATGAGAGACCCTGGATATGGTTATCAATATGTGTTATTATTTTTAATTAAATTTGATTTTGGACCATATGGACTTTGCATTTATGACTATGAAAAGGAAGAATTTGTTGAAGAACCAGGAACTCTAGATGATTATGGTCTAACATATGAAGAAGTGATGATGAAGTACGAAGATTATTTCAATTTTATTTAACAGAATTTTAACAGATCTTATTTTCATTTTTGACATATAATAGTTATATTTGTAATTCTTAAATCAAAGTACATGTTATTAATTGCAGAAATCATTTTAACTATCTTCGCCTGGAAAAAAGGTTGGAGATGGTGGGCTTTAGTTCCAATGGCACTTGCATTATTAATTGGGCTCTTTATGGGTATGGGAATAGGAGCATCAGGTGGTGATGTTGACAGTGTCAGAGGCATATCAATTGTTCTTGACGTACTAGCAGTCATAGCTCTTATAGTTATGGTTACTAAAGGCCCAAAAACGAACGAAGTAAAAGAAACTCAAGATATTGAGAACGCTCCTCGGAGCTAGTTATAGAGTAGGTATGTAAGACGCGGGTTCGAATCCCGCCACCTCCACAGCGAAACAAGTCGCTAAACGAGTTCCAATTTACTCATTCTTAAATTGGTGGTGGAATCCTGACCATCGTCCAGTTTCTGGACAACCGGTTAGCCCTGGGTTTTCGGAATTGAACCCTTAATCAATTCCAAACGGGGGTGACTTGGCTTTGATTGCATACTGAGGGAAATAATGAACGTCTCAATGAACGCAATAAACGGCGAACAGTTTAATGAGTATCGTATAGCAGCTTAAGAAGTTTGCTTACGACAAACGACGAAAAGAGTTAAGTATTCAAAATGCTTAACTCTTTTTTTGATATATAGAATAAAAAATGTTTCATTTTGTCTATTTAACTACAAATTTAATAAATGGTAAACAATATGTTGGAGATCATTCTACAAATAACTTGAATGACGGCTATTTAGGAAGCGGTAAACCCTATTTTAAAAGAGCCTTAAAAGAATATGGAATAGAAAATTTTAAAAAGGAAATATTGGAATTTTTTCCTTCTAAGGGGGAAGCTTTTGATGCCCAAGAAAAATACATAAAAAAATTTAATACTTTGGCCCCTAATGGGTATAATATAAGCCCCAAAGGAGGATATGGCGTTCCGTTTTCATATCTCAGCGAATGTACAAAAGAAAAAATAGGAAATTCTAGTAAAGGAAGATTTCACACTCCGGAATCCAAATTAAAAATGGGTAGAAAGGGGAGAATTTTTTCAGAAGAATCTAAAGAAAAAATGAGAAAATCTGCAAAAAACAGAAAAATATCAGAGGAAACGAGATTGAAAATGAGAATAGCAAAGTTAAACAAAAAAATGTCAGAGGATTCTAAGATTAAATTAAGTAATTCTAAAAAAGGATCTCCTTCCCCAATGAAAGGAAAAAAACATTCAGAAGAAACTAAATTAAAAATAAGTCTCTCTAAAAAAGGTATTGGTTTTGGTAAATTATTATCTGAAAAAACTAAACAAAAAATTAGCGTCAATAATGGTATGAAAAACCATGGTTATCTTGTTTCAGGTTCTCGTAATGGAATGTATAAGAAAAAATATAATATAATTTAGAGACTTGCCCGCAGCCTAAGTGCGGGCTTTTTTTGCGTGATATATAAATAAATTAATAGTTTATATGCGCGCAAAATTTGTCTTTGAAAGCCAGCACATATTAAATAAAATAGATCTTATCAATGAAATACTTCAACAATTTGATGAAGAAATTCGCGATGATTTGAAAAAGGATTTATTAGCCATGTCGAAAGATGAATTTGACGATTTTGTCAAATACGCCGGGTACAATAAAATGGGAAAATATTGGACAGCATCAACTGTATATTAAGTTATGAAGTTAGTTAGAGAATCCATAGAAGATACATTAAAGCCTAAATCCAAGGAGGAGATCAATAAAGAAATTAATGATCAAATAGCTCCATATGAATCTATTTTGAAAAAGAACTTTTTAAAAAAAGAGGATATGGTAAAGCCTGAAGATATTCTATTCAATGGCGGGCAATCAAATGATATGGGATATGGATATGGCTCAGGAAACCCTAAATTAAGTTATCAAATAGATGGTGTTCAACCCAGATGGAAAGCTTTATATAGAGGTGATGATGAAATGGGTCATAAATTAATGGGTTTAGTAACTGATTTTCTCAATGATAAAAAAACAAAAGCAAAGATAGCTAAAATGTTAAATGACGAAACCGAATATGAAAGAAAAATAGATGCATTAGCCGAAAAATTACAGGCAGATGGATATAATGCGTCATATGGGACTTGTCGTCATAAAGCAAGAGAATTAGTCGATTTAAGTTTAAGATATATAAAATAAAATATTAGCATTATGAAAGCCGGAAGTTTTAATATTCATGAATATTTAGGAAAACTTTATGATAAAGTAAATGAAGAAGATTTAACTAAAACTTTATCGTTAAACGAAGAAGAAAAGGCAGGAAATTTACCTGATGATAATGGTATGATTATACCTGAAGAAGGTAAAAAGGCTTATGACTGGCTTAAGAAAGAATACCATAAAGGTAAGACAGAAGTAAAAGTAGAAATGTCATATCATGAATTCAAACCTGGCTACCATCTCGATACTAATTTGAAATCTGTAAATGATTTCAAACCTGGTTTATATGGTGATATAAAAACCAAAGACACTGAAGGTGGAAAGAGAGAAAAAGCTGTGCCATTTCCTGAAACAAAATTCCCTGGGGGCGAAACTAAAGCACCTGAAGAAGGTAAAAAAGAAAACGAATCTTCTGAAAAGAAATCAACCGGGATAACTGTTGAAGCTAAACCAAAAGTAGAAGCAAAAGCTAAGAAAGAAGATCAAGAAATTGGAAAAGAAGTAAAAGAAGATAATAAAGACAAAGTGGTGAAAAAATAATGTTAGTTCGAGAAACTATATACCCAATTTTAGGTAAGAAAGCTACAGTAATAGGAAGAGCCAGAGAGTTACCATTAGTATTTCAAACTTTGGCAAGGCGTTTTAAAAACATTCCTGGAACTGATAGCTTTTATGTTGATGATATAGAAGAAATGGTCAAAGTTCTTCGAAGACATGATGACAAATGGGCAGGACGTCATGCGGTCCCTTATGTAACCCCAGGATTTGTCCCCTATTTTAAAAAGAAATCATATATCGAAGAAGATGGCAAAAAACTTTGGACTAATAATCCATATAAATTATCACCAGAAGGATTTGACCAATATCACATAAGCGTACATATGGTTCTTGATAAAGAAGACGATTTTATAGGTTGGATTTGTAATTAGATTTATGATAAACAATGATTCATTAGGAGACAGATTGAATGCGGTGAAAAGAGGTAAACCGCTGCCTCCTCCACCACAACAGCAAACGTTTGTGCCTCCTCAATCAATGCCGACACAGCAATCTCAATCTCAACAACCTACTCAACACACTGTTAAATTTTATTTTCTATCTAAACTTTTCGTTGTATTGGATTCAGCCTTTGCATCATTATTATATGGAATTGCAATTAAAGCTATATTTAATTTAGATTGGTCATTAATTGAAGCTTTCGCAGTAGGGTTTCTTCTAAATCATGCCATATCAATATTTCCAAGAGTTTTATTTCCAAAATTATTTAAATAAACAAAACTTTTTACTCATTGACTTATAGAATAGATAATTATCTAAAACTATATTTATGTCAAGAGGTAAACTAATCGTTCTCGAAGGAATTGATGGTTCGGGAAAATCTACTCAAACTGATAAAGCTAAACAATATTTTGAAGAAAAAAATCTGAAATATGCCTATTATCATTTTCCAATGTATGGGCACAATCAGTTTTCTGATGTGATCGCAAGATTTTTAAGAGGAGAATTCGGAAAAGCAAACGAAGTTGATCCTCTTTTTGTTGCTAATATCTATGCAATGGATCGATTCAGGTTTTTACCTGAATTAGAAAAGGCATTAGAAGAAAATGATGTAGTTCTTTTGGATCGATATGTGTACTCGAATATCGCGTATCAGTGTGCAAAATTTGATAATGAAGAAGATATTACTCGAATGAAAGAATGGATTTTTGAATTCGAATTTCAATTTTTAAGTCTTCCATATCCTGATTTAAACATTTTCTTTGATGTTCCTAATGCTGTGGCCGAAGAAAGATTAAAGGTAAAGAGAGAAGGTGATGATCGAAATTATTTGCAAGGAAAAACTGATATTCATGAAGAAGATCTTGAACTACAAAAGAAAGTAAGAGATAATTATTTGACATTTATGAGTGGTGCTATCAATTGTTTAGTTGTTAAATGTGCTATTGAATTAAAGAATGAAGATAACAGTTCATCGTATATGGTCTTAAGACCAGAGGAATTATTTGATTCGTATAAAAAATATTTTGATTACGTCTTGTTCAATGAAAAAATTTAAATCTGTTGAAGAACAGCTTCGAGAAAAGGGTATCAAATTTGAAACAGTTGATTTAGATCCCAATTGGTACCAAAAACATTTAGAAGAAGAAAGAAAAGCTGCAGAAGAAGCTAGAAAAAAAGAAGAAAACAGGATTAAAAAAATCAAATGCCCTTCTTGTAAATCAACTTCAAAGGATCATATTCAAAAAAGAGAAAGTAATGGAATTATTGGTCCTGGATATTCATCATGGATTGTAGATGAATATTTTGTTTGTAAAAAATGTGGAACAATGTTTAAAGATTTAGAGAAATGGCAAAAGAAGAAAACATAGAGGATTTTAAAAATTATAAAAAATTACACAAACTTACAAAACCTAGGTCACCTTTAGTCATAGAAATTATGACGGACGATTTTCCGAGTGAATGGTTAACTACTGTCATTACCTACAAAGCAAAATCCGGACAAGTTACAGACCATCATTTGATTCTTCAAAACGAAATTAAAGATCGAATAGACTGGTATAAAAGGAGTGGTTACATTTTAACAGAGACTTAACCTTTTTAAAAAACATTAACAACGTTCTGATGATAATTTAGCCTTATCTCGGGGAAAAAGTCAAAAGCAAAGATATATATAAATAAACTAATTGTAAATCTAAAATTAATTATGGCAGAACAACAGAAACCTCAGGTAGATGCAACTCAGCAAGTCGAAACTAAACCTTATGTTCCAACATATAGGGTAAAACCTGAATTTAAAGACGCTGTTCTTAAATCAATCGGACAGCACCCATTCAATCAAATAGCTGGTATTATTAATGCGATTAATGTAGAGGTAATGGACCACAATACATTAACGCAGGTTATTAACGTTCTCGGAAATTTCCCATACGTGCAAGTAGCAGGAATTCTTACCAACGTTAATGCCTATGTAGAGCAAATAGTTGAGGAATAACAATCCTCAACTATTATCTACATTTTTACAAAATATTACGATTATCTCGTAAACTTAACTGTCACTCGATGACAGTAATAACATAGTAAAGGACCTGGATGGTTAAAGCCATCTAATAAAAAAGAATGCATGCAATTGAGAGGAGAAAAATCAACCAACAACGGAAAAGCTATTCAAGTTTTAGCATTGGAATTTGTCCAAAATAAAAATGAATATGTTTTTAAAGAATTAATGGATCGATTAAAACCCGGATTGTCGCTATTCGTAGGTAAATATGTCAATGGAGACAAAGACATGTGTCAAGAGATTGTTTCAGCAACATTCGTTAGCATTTGGGAAAAGATAAACCAATATGACAGTAGATGGAATTTTTCTACATGGGTTTATGCCATTGCAAAGAATGAAGCTCTTGGTCAATTAAGACTTAGCAGAAGAAATCTTTCTCATGAACAATTATCAGAGAATCAATCCAAAGTTTTAAAGTTATATTCAAATCCTTTTTATATGGACCTTGAATGTATTGGACCTACAGGTGAAGAATTAACACAGCACCTTTATGATCTAACTCTTAAAGAGATAGATCTATTAGAAGAACCTTATAAAACAGTAATGTTTGAAAGGGAAGTGAACAAAAAGCAATTGCAAGATATTGCTGAAAGTCTAAACTGGAATTTAAATACAGTTAAGACAAGACTTAGAAAAGCACGTCAGGATGTGGCTGATAGTTTAACTAAAAAATATCCTGAGCTTATTGAAGCTTATCACGAAGAAAATGAGTAAAATACATCCGTTCAGACCAAAAAAATGGGCGGTTTGGATGGTTATTAAAGACCTCCAAAATTATGCCGCATGGATTAAAATTGTAGACAGAGAAAAGGCAGATCCTCATTCTGAATACAATAAGTGGGGCATGAAACATAACTTTTTTTATACAGTCTATTTTCCAATAAGATTACCTGAAGAAGATAGAGTATTGCCCGACAGTATTAAAAGACTTAGAGTAGTTGAAACTCTTGGGCCTGTTCATCGTTATATTGATGAAGAATTACAATTCGCGGAATATATTGTTCCAGAATTCAATCAATTTTATGATGACAATAATGAGCCAACTTTAGCCTATGGTATTGTCTACAGATTCGCATTTAAACGATTATCCCTAAAGTGGGTAATTTCAAGAACAATTATTATGGGATTATTAACTTGGGCACTAATAAAATTTCCTATAATTAGTACAGTAGTAGAATGGTTGAAAAATTTGATATAAGAAGAGTTAAATGGCTTAAAGGTTATAAAGACCTTCCAACAGCTTACTATCCGCTCAAAGTTCCAGGAGTCACCACAGTTTTAGGTGATATGATTGTTGATCCTGATTACTTGAAATTTGTACAAGAAGTAGGTGAAGAAAAAGCCAAGCAAATTACTGAAGCCGCATGGAATAGAGGAACCGCCATGCATTCCTTCATGGAAAATTTTGTAAAAGAATTAGCGAAGACCAAAGATCCCTCTATGGCTCTTCAACACACCCAACGAGTTTCTCCAATGTTATTGGAGCAGGAGGGTGTACCGATGGAGAAAATTGACAAAGGACGAGAATTATTTCTCAATTTCTATTATTCCGATTATGCCAACTCATATACCGATTTGATTGGAACTGAGCTCGTCCTTTATTCTCCTTCTTTATTTTATCGTGGCAAAACAGATGTTTTCTATAATGAAAATGGTATTGGCCGCGTGATCACGGATTTTAAAACCACAAGCAAATTTATTGAGAAAGGATCAGTCAAAGAACTGATATATAAACGTCAACTTGGTGCTTATGCCATTGCTGCAGAAGAAATGTTTGCAGAAAAACAAGTTAAGATTGCTAAGTCTTCTATTCTTGCGATTCATACGAAGTCTACTTTAATTCAAGAAATTGTATGTCAGGGAGATGAACTTGAAGAGCAGAAAGAAGCCTTCAAAACTCTTATTAAAGAATGGCACGAGAAAAATGGACAGGGATTTCTTTTTTCTTAGAATTTTTATTTCCAATTTTTGATTTCGAAATATTTTGGCGGGTTTTTAATGATCGCTTCTTTCCCAGATTTGATAATCTTATTTTTTCTATGGTTTCTTTTGAAAATACTCTTCCTTTATTTGATTGACTAATTTTATTTTTTGTTTCTTGACTCATTTTTTTATGATTTTTTCCTTTATGACTTTGACTTAATTTTAATTTGGTTTCTTCGGATTTAGGTTTTCCCTTTCTTGATTTCTTTTGGTTTGTAATATAAATTTCAAATCTTGTTTTTCCTTCTTTTTCTCCATAAACATTAATGAATCTTTGCAACTGCGATACCCCTTTTCGTTGTTTAGACATTAAATTTTTAGTTTGTAAAGATGCTTTTACACCTACTTTGCCGTCACCTCCTTTTGTAAGATTAAATCCATTTGGATAAATTGAATTTAGTTTGTTGATCCAATAAATTTCTCGTTCTTGCCAATTATTTTCCGAACAAAATTCTAATATTTGTTTTTCAAAATTTGCTGCACCATATTTACGAACAGCTGCCTTAATTAATTTTCCACTTCCTAAATAATTATCATTAAAATTGTTTGTGGCATGCCATCCTACATAAATTTTATTATTTACAAAACATTTTACAGAATAAATTATATAATAATCAAAATGTTGTTTTCTATTCATAGATGTTTTTGATATATATTCAAAACATATATTAAATAATGGCATAACTTAAATGAGAGGGCTTGATGAGGTATTAAAGAAATACAATGTAATGTATGTTGATAAACCTGTTTTTTTAACATTTTATATTAGAAAAAATGAGTTATTCAGTGTACCTCAATCAGTTGTTACTTATCCAATAGAAAACTTTATAAAGTTATTAAAGTCTGGTGATGGAATAAAACAAATTTACATTTATAAGAATCCATCCACAGATCAACCATATTGGAGAACTTCTATTGTCACCGATGGGCAAGACGAAATAATAGTAGTAAGAGGATTAATTGAAACTGGAAACAATAGGTATTCTTTAAGAGAAAAGGGGCGATGTGCAGAAAACGAAAAACATCATCATTATGCACAAAATGCTCATGTAGCTGGAAATTTAGATTTTAATTATAATTCAAATAATACGTAAAAATGGCAGAACTTGAAATTAACAACACGCAAGAACTTACTGAGAAACTTAATGAGATTGTAAAAGACCCTTCTATAAATAAACCTACAGAAGAAGAGGTTGCTCAAGCAAAAGCTGATTATGAAAATGCAGCTAAAGAATGGAAAGAAACAATTTATAAAATTGGAACTCCTGAAGATGCACAGGAAATATGTGATTATGTCAAGCATTTTATCATGAATCGTTGTATGTGGAAGGAAAATGCATGGATGGGAGTTATTAAATTAGCTGAAGAAATTGATGCAGCGACAGTTCTATTCAAAGGTAAAAAAGATAAAGGATTAGAACTCGGCTATCAAGCAGCAGAATTTACCTTCTATATTTTATCAAATCCTGGTGGAATAGGACTTCAATCAGCTTTAGATTTTGAAGCAGAACATGAAGTTTATTTTAAAACATTAAATGTTTTTGGACAAACTGTTCAGCAAGCAAGAGAAGCTCTTAAAAATATTGAGTTTTTACAGCAAAGATGGGGTGCAATGGCACAAGGATTCTATCTTGAAATGGAACCAGAAGCAGAAATCACTGAAGAATCAGTGAGTGAATTATTTGACCCAGGTGTAGAACAAGCATCTCCTGCAGAATAAAATATATAGTCTAAAAAGGAAAATGGAAAAGTGGTTTAATAAAAATCTTAAATGGATTGCACTAATACTTTTAGTATTATTCGTGTTTAAATCTGCACAAAGTTGTAGTCGCAATATGAAATTAAATATAAGCGATAAACAATACATTCACACAATAGATTCTTTAAATCAAAAATACAACATTTATTATGAATTAACTCAAGACAGTATTAAGAAACTTAATTTTGAGTTAAAACTTGCAAACGAACATGCTAAGTCAGCTAATGATAAAGCTAATGCTGTTCAGAGTGCTGTTGAAAAAATTAGAGCAAACACAACTACAACTGTTGTGGTTAAAGGAGCCGAAGAAGTTAAAGATACAAATAATAAGAAATGACAAAATTTAATGAAGAATTAGCGGCAACATTCTTTAAAGTTTTAAAAGAATTTTTAAATACTTCTGATAGGGAAATGGAACCTTATGTTCGTGAAAAAATTGTGGAATTTGTAAAAGATGAACACACCCCTGGAGAAATTTATGATTTTTGTGATTATATTTCTAAACTTCCCTGTCAAAGACTTTCAGAACATGCATGTGTAGGTGATATTAGTGCATTTATGCAATCTGTTTTTGATGTAACAAAATATTATGAAAAAGTATGAAACTAAATTTGAGTAAATTTAAAATAACGAATAAAGGTCTTTATTGGGGGCTTATTGTCACGTTTGCTTTATTGTATTTGTTTGTTGGGTTTGTTTCAACCTTACACTCAATTACATTTTTCAACCTTGCAAATACAATGAGTCTTGCAATACTTCTTGGTGTAACATATGAAATAGGCCAAGCATCAGTATTGTTCTCCATATTAATGACTAAAAATAAAGACAAGTTTTTACCTTGGGCTTTAATGTTTCTATTAACAGCGTTACAAGTTACTGCCAACGTTTATGCATCATTTAAATTTATGGCTACGTCTGGAAGTAATGACTGGATGTACTGGCAAAAATCTATATTGATTGGTGTTCAAGCTGAGAACGCAGAGATGTATCAAGTAATTATATCATGGATTGCGGGGGCGTTACTTCCAATCGTTGCTCTAGGTATGACAGCTTTAGTTGCACAGAATATTAAATTAATGACTGAAGAGACACCAGTAACTCAAGCAACAGGAGAAGTAGATCCAGAGAGAATGGAAGCTATAATCGAAAATGAAGTAGAAAAAAGGCTTCGAGAAAGAGATGAATTAGATCAAGAAGTAGAAGAATTAACTCCACCAGTTGAAGACCTTAAACAACAATATGATAAATACGACAAGGCTAATGATATTCCTGTTAAACTTGAAACACAGTCTGGAGTAATACAAGAGCCCATTCAAATACAACTTCAAAAAGAACCAGAACCAATAATAACTGAACAGGCTGTTGTAAATGAACCAGTGGCTGAACCTATAATAGTTAAACCAGTCAATAAAGTTAAAGGTTGGCACTTTTTAAAGGAATTTGTAGATGATGCTCATAATGTATTTCAAAAAGGAAAATTTATCGGGCATGATCCATTTAAAATTCCAACCTCAAAAAAAGCTTAGGGACCGGCGAGGATGAGGGGAAACAACCGGTCCCAGAAGAACAAACCCCAGAAAAAGTACTCGAAGAAATTAGAAAACCATCTAAAGGCGAAGAATTGATTAAGAGGCTACGGGAAAGTAAGATGTTGACAGATGTAAGCAACAATGAACCAATAGAAGAAAGTTCCCCTGACGTCTCCCAAGAGCCTAGGGGTGAGAATAATTCAGACTTTGCAAGTGTTGTTTTAGATGGCGTAGAAGTAGTAGATGTCAAAGCAATTCCAAAGGATAAAGGCATACCAGAAAAAGGACCAAGAAAAACATGGGATAAACCTATTTAAAAATGATAACTAAAATTAAAAAATTCGGAAAAGAACTTGCTGTGCAAGAACAATTAGTAGGCAAACATCGTGATCATTGTTTATGTTGGCAAAACTGCGCCCATTTTAAACCTAATCAAGAAGATAATTGCCCTATAGCTCAAGATTTATTTGAGTTCGATAAAAAATTTGGGGTAACTACTCCCGTATGGGAATGCGAAACGTACGAATCACTTCCAGTATAAATGGAGAAAGGGGCTTATCGCCCCTTTCTTAGTCCTGTAGAAGATGAACGCTTAGTCCACCACCTTTAGGAAACAGTTCGCCGGCTCTGACCATGTTACTCACTTGCCAGTACAACTTCTGATATTTACCTTTACCCTTTTTTGCATAGGGGATAAGGTTCCGAATCAGGTCTTCACGACGAATCTGGTCGTTTCTTCTGACCTCATTGATAATAGCCAACTTCCACTGATTTGATTCAGCTTTAGTCATTTTCTTACCTTTACGAGGTTTACTCGTAGCTTTTTGCGAACGGATTTCATTTTGAAGACTTTTCGCCATTTCAATTAGAGCACTAAGCTCCATGTCAAAATTTTTCTTCATAACATAACGATTTAAATTACAACTTAGAATTAAGCGGTTGTCTGGCCGCCTTTATCGTTAGTCGTGTTCATAGTTTTGGTTCGTTATGTATGAACCTACAAGTATTCAAAGAACGAATTCAAAGGCAAATATAAACAAAATATTTGAGACTAAAAAATGTTTTTGAAAATATTTTCGTTTAAGCCCTCTTTTTTTACGCGAATAAATAAATAAAATAATACTCTCATAATGGCTATAGATTTATTTAATAATCCATCAAACGATTATATTTATCCAGGACTTTCGCCATGCCCAGGTGTAGGAGACGACCAATATTTAGTATGGACCGAAAACGGTTTAGCTATTATAAAGGGAAGTGATGTTGTAAGTGAAATTGGATTTAATGATCTACAAGTTCCAGTTAATTCATTTAGTAAGCAACAAGTGATCCTTGGCCCTGGTGAAGTAACATTTATTCCTGGCTTGACAAAGGGATTATGCAATAAAAACATGGGCTTCTTTTTACCTGCTTTAAATAGTTCTGATTTAGAGTTAAATTCCTTCTTTTTAGGAATAGATTTTTCTATAAATTATTATAAGAATTTTAGTTACACTTCTACACATATAGATGTTTCTGGAAATTTTGAACAAAATATTGGCATCTCTGATGCATTAAATATTAAACTCAGTGAATTAGGTATCAAAGTTGCATCAACATATGATCCTAGTCTGTTGTGTTTTGCCGGTACAACCCCAGGATATGAATACTTTATAACGAATGCTATTCTAAGAGTTTATGATGCTTCAGAAGCATTTGATTCGCCATTTCCTGTAGGAGGAAACGCACCTACATATGATCTTCTTGAAGATCCATCGGCATTTATTCCTGCTATGAAATATCCAAATACTGCTATGCAAGGAATTGCCCTTAAAGGAATTTATCCTTCAGATCAAGCAGAATGTGACAAATGGCTTTATTTACATCACGTTACGGATTATGTTATAACATTTGATCCTTATGATGTAAATTATGATACTGAAGTTTCTACTAATTTAGCTATTTCATATCCTTCTCCTTATCCGGGATTGACTGATATTCCGGATTCAGCACAAGGTATAATAGATATTGTCGATGAAATTATAGATTCTTCAACAATTGCTGATGTAAGTATATTTAATTCCATAATATTAAATTCGAATATTCAAGATTCTAATATTCGTGATAGTTCTGTTGAAAATTGTTCTTTGGCTGATTATGTTTATGCAGAGAATGTTAATTTTGAACAAACAAATATTGATCAAGCTGGAATTCTTAATAGTGTTATCAATAATGGATGTTCAATTGTTAATAGTATAATAGTTGGATCTTGGATAAATGCTTATAAACTTTTAGTAAATCCATCAACTGGTCAAGTTATATGGGTCACAGATGATGCATCATTTATAGATGTTGTTGTCAATGGTGGAGAAATTTGGGATTCATCAATTAATCAAGCGACTCTTTATGATGTTTCTTTGTATAATTGTTGGATCGAAGATTCTTCAATAACTAACTGTACGTTCCATAACTGTTCATTTGATAATCAGACTATTGTTGAAGATACTGTGGACATTATGATGGATCCATCTATCGCTTGTGAATTTAATGTTGTTCAAGACACATCAGTATTCTACCTACGTCATAGAAGAAAAATTGAAATAGGAATGAATGGATGTAGTGTTGAAGATCTAATGAGTGCTGGCGATTATTTAAACTTAGTAACTAATAGAGGATGGTGGAAAAAAGTTGGAGATATTTACATTTGGATTTCTTCTCCTGATTGCGAAGGTGATTGTTTAAATAAAAATTTGATAGAGGGATTTTACGCATTTAATCCGCATGAGTTTACAATTCAAATTGAATATATGGTTATAGTATGAGAGCCAAATTTATAAATGAGAGTGTAATATCCGATTGGGAATTAAAACAAGAAGATTTTACAACTTACATAATGAAGAAAAATGAACAAAAAATTATAGGCCAATTTGCTGCTTATATTTATAATGGAATGAAATTAGATGTGGGTGCAAAAGCCCATATAATTTGGAATATAATTAGTAAAGATCCTGAATTTAAAAGAAATGAAAAATTTGGTCGTGAAAGTTCAGAATTTTTCTTTGATAGAATGACATATAATAACATAAATGGATTAATTAAAAAAGCAGAAAGTATAGTAGATGATGAAATTGAACGTCAAATAGACCAAATGAAAGATGAAGAATATGAAGGCACAATTAGTTAAAGAAAATATTGAAAATATTTTAGTTCCTAAAACCCAGGAAGAACTCTCTGACGCCAGAGAAAAAGTTGACATGGTAATGTATCGTCTTCAAAAAGAATTCGAAAAACGTTATCCTGAAAATCCGATACGTGATTTTAATTATTTCTTTGATGGGGGTGGAATTAATTTAACTATTGAATTTGAAAATAATATTGCAGACCAAAATTTAATTGAAGATATTCTTTATCCATATCCGCAATTAAGTGATGAAGTAGAAGTCTCAGACGAATTTCCTTATCAACCACATTTTGAAGAAGATTATCCTGAAATAGAACATGTCGAAACAAATATTGTCAATGTTGTATTTCCATTAAGTATAGTTAACGAAAACTGGGGTGGTGGTGGCGCAGGATACGCAGTATGGGGTGGTGGAACTGGAAGAAACTTTGGAAACCCATCAATGAGAGGGGGATTTGCTGGCAGAGGATTTGGATTCGGTGGTTCAATGAACCTTTCAGGAGGTCCAAACTTAATGTATACCTACGCAGTAAAACCCCTTAATACATATCTACAACAGCCAGCGACACCACAAGATGATGAACAGTACATACATGTAGGTAGTAAAATAAAGGGAAAAATCTTAAACACTAATAAAGATATTGAAGGACAAATCATAAGAATAGAAGAAGACGAAGACAATAATATCATGTATTATATTGTTTTAGATAAAGAAGGAAGAAAGAGAAAAGTTGATCCAACTAGCGCCTATCTAGATGAGCCTGAACAAATGTTAAATGCAGCTATGATGGACATACCAGCCAATGAAAGCTTCTATCCCAATTTAAAGAGAAAGGCTAACTATGGAATATCCTAAATTTGCAGAAACGTCTAAAACAGATATGCAACTTCGCAATAAAATTCAAGAATTATTAACGAATATTCTTATAGAAGAACGTAAGGTTTCTGATCAATCTCAAATAGAGAATATTATTGAAGAAGTAAAAAACATGTGCGAAAGCAAACCAATGATTTATACTAAAGTGGAATTATATTCAAATTCTAATAAAAGATTACAATTTTTAGCTGAGAAACTTTATGAAAAATACTTTAAAGCGGCGAAATAGCCCCATAATAAAGATGAATAACTTTTTAAAATATTAATAAGAGACCGCGGTCTCTTTTTATTTTGTACAAACGACCATAAACCGATTAAAATAAGAAAATTATGTAAAATAATTAAATAAATGTTAATATATATTAAGAACTGGTTTAGCTCATCTAGAACCAAAAGGTTTTTTTCAATAATTTTTTTATCCATTTTTTTAATGAGTGCTTTATATTCTCAGACGACACCACTTATTGTCGATCATAGAGTATCGACATTAAGTACTTTTGAAAGTATTCCAGCTGCTTATATTACAGCAGCTAAAACCAATCTTCATATAGCATATGAACATACTTCCCATGGCCAACAATTAGTTGAAGGCATGACAGGACTTGTTAATTGGAAAGGAAGCACATACGCATTTAATACAGGAGGAACCGGAGGAGCCTTAGATCTTCGAGACCATGCAATAGCAAAATTATTTAGTTGTTGGGGTATGGATCTTGGAAATACAAGATGTCCGGATAATGAACAATATTATTTATGGGCGACTAACACTCGTACATACTTAGCTACAAATCCAGGTGTTAATGTGGTAATTTGGTCATGGTGTGGTCAATTAAGTTATGCAACTGATGCTAATGTTGACCAATATTTGTCTTTAATGAATCAACTTGAAATTGATTATCCTAACATTACATTTATTTACATGACGGGCCACGTTGATCAGTGGCAAAAAGCACCCACGGGCAGGGTATATTTAAATAATCAAAGAATTAGAAATTTTTGTATTGCAAATAATAAAATTTTATTTGACTTTGCCGATATAGAATCATATGATCCTGATGGTAATTATTATGCTGACAAATACTTAGGTGATGATGGATGTTATGATGCAAATGGAAACGGAAAAACTGAAACAAATGGAGGGGATCCGGCATTACCAATAAATGGTGATAAATCATGGATGCTCGATTATCAGGCATCGCATACATTAAATGTAGATTGGTTTCAATGTGCTGCTGCACACTCTTATCCTATAAATTCTAATTTAAAAGCATATGCTGCTTGGTATTTATGGGCAAGACTTGCCGGATGGAGTGGAACAAATGCCGTAATTCCAACAGTTACTTCAACGACCACTGCATCATCAATTACACAAACATCTGCAATAAGCGGAGGAACGATAACATCAGATGGTGGAGCCCCAATTCTGGCAAGAGGAGTTTGTTGGGATCAAGCTGGTTACCCAGCACTTGATAATGTTCATACAGAAGATGGAACTGGAACAGGTACATTTACAAGCAATATTACGGGATTAAATCCAAATACAAAATATTATGTAAAATCTTATGCAACTAATAGTGTTGGAACTGCTTATGGTCCTAGAATGGAATTCACAACACTTCCTGTATTAGTTGTTCCAACAGTAACAACTTCATCAATTAGCACAATAACCCAAACAGGTGCGGTTGCTGGTGGTAATGTAACTTCGGATGGGGGTTCTGCTGTTCTTGAAAGAGGTGTTTGTTGGAGTACATCTACAAATCCAACTACTTCAAATAATAAAGCAACAAGCGGAACAGGAACTGGCACATTTACTATTGGAATAACAGGGCTGACCCCAAATACAACATATTATGTTAGATCATATGCAAGAAACGCCGTTGGAACTTCTTATGGATCCAATGTTTCATTTAAAACACAAGCCATAATTCCTGTAGCTCCTTATTACATATCAACATCAGGAAACGATGATACAGGTGACGGAACCATAACAAAACCATGGTTCTCTATAAATAAAGCCTGGAGCTATGTAAAAGCCGGAGAAACTATCTATGTAAGAGGCGGGACGTATCAAATTAATGAAGAACAACATTTATATAGCAAATCAGGAACTTCTACGAATCCTATTAGAATATTAGCGTATCAAAGTGAGAAACCTTTTATATCTCCGAGCACAAGTTTTGCTGGTTATGTCGGGGTTGAAGTTGAAAATGTTAACTATCTTCATATTAAAGGGATAGAAATAGCCAACTTTGTCCAAAGAACACCAACTGATTGGTACAATGGTATAAAAGCTTATAATGTTAATAATTGCATATTTGAATTAATAAATGTGCATCATAATGGATTCGGATTTTCGATAGGGGGTCAATCAACCGGAAACTTGGTTCTTAATTCTGATTTTCATCATAATTACGATCCAATTACTGCAATTACAACTAATGAGCCTTATGGCGGTTCTGATGGTTTAACAATTAGGGTTCCAGATCCAAATTCTGTAAACATTATTCGTGGTTGTAGAATGTGGAATAACAGTGATGATGGATTTGATGGATGGTACAATGCAGGAATGTTAATTTTTGAAGATTGCTGGTCATTTAATAATGGATATAGAGAAGATGGTGTTACTGAAGGTGGCGATGGTAATGGATTCAAAATGGGACCGATGGTAGCTCCACCTTGGACTGGTTATGAAACCCAGCACAAGAGAACAATGACCAACTGTATAGCATTTAATAACCGCATGAATGGATTTGATCAAAATGCTACTTTAGCTATTATGTATTTTTATAATTGTGATGCATTTGGAAATGGCAATCATGGTTTCTTAATGAACAATGACCCATCTATTTATATGATTGCAAGAAATAATATTTCATATAAGAATGCTAAAGGCCAAGCATATTTTAATGCTATTTCTGCTGTTGACCATAATACATTTACTTATAATAATGGAACAAATCCATTGTATTCTGTAACTGATGCTGATTTTATAAGTATAGATCCTACAGGGGCTGATGGTCCTCGTCAAGCTGATGGTAGTTTACCAAATATAAATTTCTTAAAACTAGTTCAGGGGTCTGATTTAATTAATAGAGGAGTTGATGTAGGTTTACCTTATAATGGATCTTATCCAGATTTAGGAGCATTCGAAAGTAATTATTCACCAATTTTACCAAATATAACAACTAAAATAATGACTGAAGTAACTGAAAACACCGCCACAACAGGTGGTATTGTAACAGCTGATGGTGGTTCACCTATAACAGCTAAGGGAGTGTGCTGGAGTGTATCTCCAAGTCCTACACTCTCAAATGCGTTTACTGATGAGGGCCCAGGAGCAGGGGAATTCACCAGTAATCTAACTGGCTTGACACCTAATACATTGTATTATGTTAGAGCTTACGCTACAAACGCAGTTGGTACTGCATATGGAGAAGAAGTATCATTCACTTCTTTAAAAGAATTATTTGTTCCGACTGTATCAACAACCGTTGTAACCGACATCACCGAAACAACTGCTGTTTCTGGTGGTAATGTAACATTTGATGGAAATACAGAAGTTACAGCTAGAGGAATATGTTGGAATACTTCTCCATTACCTACTACAGATAATAATATCATTTATAGTGGGGCAGGAGTAGGAGTATTTACAAGCAGTATGACAGGTTTAACACCTAACACAACTTACTATGTTAGAGCTTTTGCTATAAATAGTAAAGGAACTTCTTATGGAGAGGAAGTTATCTTCACCACTCTTAAGAAATTAGAATTGCCAGTAGTTATTACTGCATCTGTAACTAACATTACTCAAACATCAGCTGTTTCTGGAGGTAATGTCACCTTTGATGGATTTGATAATGTAACTGCACGTGGCGTGGTCTGGGACACTTCTCCAGACCCCACCACTGAAGGTAATAAAACACTCAATGGAAATGGAACTGGGACCTTCACCAGTTCCATTTCTGGATTAAAAGCAGGGGCATATTATTATTTGAGATCCTATGCTGAAAATTCTGTAGGAATTGCGTATGGAGATCAGAAAACATTTAAAACTTTGGATGCTTCAAATTATCTTTTAATTTATCCAAATCCCCTTCCAATTTCGCAATACAAATTTGCAGTAGAAGTAAAGGGCCCTAATTTTTATTCAACAAAAGTTCAAGTATTTACATCAAATGGAATTTTAAAATACACCAAGAAAATGAATTGTTGGTTGAGAAATTTCTTTGAAGGACATGACAGAAATAAAGCCATTGTAAATAAATGGCTTGCAAAATTAGGTACAGGAACTTATAACATTAAAGTTCTGAATAAGTATGGAGATTCTTTATCAGGAACCATAAGAATAGCATAATAAAAAAGGAGGTTTTAAGCCTCCTTTTTTTCCTTTAGCCAAGGAACTTCAAACTTGTGAATTTTTACATCAAGTTTTCGCACATCGACATTATTTTCAGGTACATTGAAAAGCATTATGGCATTATCTCCCTCTTTCCAATTTTCCCATCTTTCCACAGCTTTATTTATTAATTCTTTTGGAAAATGATTTTTAGCACTCCAATTTACAAGTTTCTTTCGAATATCCCTTCTTATCCAGGCCGCGTGACCCATTCTAATCACTTCATCAGGAAAAACATAGGTTCCTAAATTCGATGGGTTCATAACCCTTCTGGTAGGATCTGTGGGTCCTGGGGCTGGTCCATTATAAGTATATTTAAAGTATGTTGAACATATTCCTGGAACTAATGGTCTAAATGGATAAACCAAGTAATGTTCAAAATCTCTATAATAATTTACATAGCTCCAATAGGTAATTCCCCATCCGGTTTGATTTATATAATTTTTGGCTTCTCTAAATTGATCTTTATCATAAAATTCATCCGCATCAATATTTAAAACATGAGAACATCCGCGTTGAGCTGCAATATCAATTCCTTGATTTCGTTTTTCACATTCTTGTTCTCTAGAATACTTATTGAAATTGGGTTTGAATTCAATTAATTCATCGATAAGTCCTAAAGATTTTAGGCGGTTTAATTCATCCATATCTGTTTTTGACATTGGATTTCCCCAATAAGATCTCTTTTGATATATTGCGGCAACCCAATCAACTTGATCTCGAATCTCAGAAATTAATTGATCTAATAATTCAGACGCGTCGAACGCATTTATGGTCAAGCCTAGACGTTTAATTGACATGTTTTTTCTTTTTTGGTTTTCTTAATTTTTCTTTTAATTCCTCTGAAAATTTTATTCCCCAATTAGGATGATTTTCCCCAGATAATGATTCACTAATCTTTTGTTTTGTTTCCTCAGTATGCGGTCCTTTAAATCCAATCTTTCCTAAATGAGAATTTCTTTGTTTTTGAATAAATTCTTTGTATCTTTTATCTCCTTCTTTCCTTCCATACTTATCAATTAATTCTTGTTTATGGCCTTTTCCCTTTCTGGAAGTAGTCGTTCCTAACTTTTTGTCTCTTTGTTTTTTTCGCATTTCAGAAGCTTTTTCAGGACCGTATAATTCTTCATATGTTTTTCCTTTTTGCCATATACTCATTTTTTGTTTCTGCATTTCAGATAAATATGCACCTCGAAATCCTAATCCACCTTTAGGAGATAAATTATATCCAGATGGATCGAGTGTTCCAAATTTATCAATATAAAATCCTTCTCTCAAACGTGCAATAGAAACATCAATACATTCTTCTAACAGCTCTCTCGAAAAATTTTGTTTTCCATATTTTTTGATTGCCTTAAAAATTAATTTTCCAGATCCTAAATAATTATCATCTATGTTATCAGTGCAATGTGAACCAATATATTGTTTTTGATTTACATTATTTGTAGTTATATATACATAATTAAATTTCTTAGACATACGATTAATGCTTTATTTATATATCTAAGCGTTGATAGTTATTTTTATAAAAATAAATAAACAAAACCATTACTATCATATCGATAAATGGGAATATGCCCTGGATTAAGTTTTATCATCAGTTTCGATTTCAAACGTCGTCTAATATTTTCAATATATGTAAATGTTTTGTATTCTTGTTCATTTATAGATGATAATTCTTCTTTGAATGTAAATCTCATTAGTTCAGATGTTCCATATAAAGGAAAAATTTCTGAGTGTAAATAGTGTAAATCAAATAAAGGATTTGTAATTTTTATGCATGGAAAACCATCAAATTTAGTTTTTTCTATATGATCAGCATAAAATTCCCATCCATCTCCGTCTTTCTTTATTAATGTACATTTAAAGGCCATTATTCAATATTCTTTAATTTTTTATTAATATCTTTATCTCCTAAATTTGTGAATAACAATTTTCTGATATTCGCTTCTATTTTCTTTCTTTCTTTACGAATCTTGTGAGTTTCTATTATTAATTTAACTACAAATGTTATTAATGATGCCAAACAAATTAGAAATAATATTGTAAAGATGTGGCAGTAAGTTTCATTTTCAATTTTTAAATAATAATGTGGTAAATCATAAGCTGATTCATACATTCGTTTCAGTAACTCGATCATTTGAGTCTATCATTTGAGCTATTTCACCCCGATATTTGGAAAAATCAATATCGGCGCAATACATTACATTCAGCACTTGAGGTTGTGGTTCTAAAACCCAAGGAGCTAGGAGGATTCCATAATAAAATCGATAGGCCTCTTTAATATCTTTGTTCTTTCTTTTTCGGCAAAGCTTTGTCATTTTTTTCATGTCTAACCCCTTTGCACATTTATTTGTTGTCGTATGTTTTGATTTTAAAGACCATCGACCATTATTTTCTTCATAATAAATAGCAGTCTCTATTCTTTCGCCAAACATTGCAATCATGTCATCAATGTCATATTGATGTTTTGTAGTTATAGTTTGTAAATTCAAATTAATGTGTTTTGGCCCTGTTTTCATAAAGATCAAAATAACAATCCTGACATAATTGACCTACACCTTCAATATAATAATCTCTAAAATCGATGTGTAGATCTTTAGGAACTTCTGTCACTTTATTGCAAAGGACACAAGTTTCCATTTCTTTCTTTTTTTCTTTATCTTTCA